TACAGCCGGCGCGGGCGGCGGCGCTTGCGTCACCTTCCGTTCCGGAACCTTTGCGCTCAAACGGGCAGAAATGCGGCCCAGCTCAAGCACCTGCTGACGCTCAGTCATTGCGTTCAGGCGGTAGAGTTCCGTCGGATTCTTGGCGAGATGGTAGGCCACTGCTGGTCCGTCATCCGATTCAAGAATCGTCTCCATCACGGCGTCGCTAACTCCAATGGCGGCAGATTGCAGCACCGCATCGAAATCAGGATTTGCCTGACGTACGGCGGCAGATCGTTCGTTGAAACTGGCAATACGCTCAGCATTTTTTTGCTGAATAGTGCGCTGTTGCTCAATCTCGCGGAGTCTCTTGCTTGCCTCGAACTCGACTTTCGCATCCAGGTACTGTTCCAGCGTCTCAAACTGCGACGGGTCTGGATCTGGTTGCGATGCCTGCGCTTTGCGCTCGTATTCGGAAATCTTCGCATCCAGTTCGCGGATGCGTGCTTCCTGTTCGTAACGCTGACGCGTCAGTTTGTCGATGCGTTTTTGAACGCCCTTTGGCAGTTTTGCGGGGTCGGGTTCGTGGTCGTCATCGCCCGCATCATCTGCGGTTGATTCTGTGCCAGTATCCGGCGCGGCGTCTGTCGTGGTGTGTTCGTCGGCTGCATCAGCCTGCGGGGTTGCAGTGGTCTCGGCTGCGGTAGGTTCGACCGATGGCGCGTTGTCGATAACGCTGGGTGAGTCGCTCATCAAAAAGGCTCCGGCTACACGGCGGCGGAGGAGATTCCGCCGCCGTGTGTATAGGGATGGTGCGATGTCATCACGACATTGCATCAGCGGGATAGCGCCCGCTGTCGTCACTACATCATAGGCGGTTGTTCCCCTACGTTCAACAGTCCGTCAAGGTCTGTTTGCTGCATTTCTTCAGGTTCAGGCATCATTTGCCGCACTTCTTCTTCCCGCATCCCATCATCCACCTCTTCAGGTTCGCCAAAGTTTATGCCGGACTGTTCCGGCTCCTGCTCGTCTTCCTCTGTTACGTCTGGCGCGGATGCAGCTTGACCCATGATGTTTTGCGCCAGGATCTGAGCAACCTGCATCGACAGAGCATCAAGGTCAGGTGTTGATGCTGTCAGCTTTGCGGTTTCTAGCATAGCGCGCACGTCGATTTCGTACTGCCTAAGTCGGCGATCCTCGTCCTTGTCCTCGTTTTCCTCCTTCAGCTCCTTGTTTTCCTGTTGCAGTTGAGCGATGAGCTGCTTTCCCTGTTCTATCATCTGCGTGACCTCGGCGGGCAATTCCTGGTCTTTCCCTTCGCCTTCCTCATCGCCGATGATGTTCGCCGGGACAGTCCGCTTCAGTCGCTCAGCAATGGCGTCAGCGCCATCCCAATCCATTGATTTCACAATGAGGTCGCCAGCAATTTGCATGATTGCAGGGTTCATCTTGGCGATTTCGACCATCATGTTGAGCGCCTCGATGCGCTTTGTCGTGTAGCTCGGACCTACGTCAACAACAAGATCATATCTGCCTGTTGTCAGGTCGTTTACCGGCTCGACAACACCATCATCGTTGATGCGGGCGCTGTTGATTCTCTCCAGTGTTTTCTGGCCATCGATGCCCATGATCTCGATAACGCGCTCGGTGTCGTAGATTTTCGGAATAAGGTCGATAATGACACGGGCGCTGTATCGGATGGCGCGGCTCAGGTTGTCGATGTAGGCAAAGTTCGCCGTGTCGCCCTCGCGCTGACGGGCAAGGATGGCTCGGCCCGATGTCTCGTTCGACTGCTCACCCAGCGCTGCGGAATAGATGCCGGTCGTGGCTTTCATTTCATCTACGGCAAGAAGCGCTGCCTGCTCAAATCCTTTGTCCTGCATACCGGCATTGAGGCGCTGCGGCATGGCGGCTGTCGGGTCAGGGTTGTACGGAAGATATGGCAGGTTCCCGGACAGCGCATCTGACCAGAGGTCGTCCAATCCATCAAGCTGTTTTGTCGTGACCATGACCGGCGCTTTAGGCGCAAGCGCTTTGGTCTCGGTGTCGATCGTGCGCCAATAGTTATACATGCGCTGCGGGTCTTTTGCGTGACGGACGATACCGCGCAGGATGCGTTTCCCGTCAACCATGTCCTCCTTGCCGTTGACGCCGATGATCGGGATATATCGGCCAGCCCAATCAGCATGCTCCAGCACTTCGGCGCCGGACATGATGCACATTTTCACGATGCACTTTTCGGACTTGCGCTCGCGGATTACCAGCTCTGGCGCGGTCGGCTTGTCAAATGTGGTCGTTCCATCGTTCAGCAGATACAGCGTGGCTGGAGTGCGGTCCTTGTACCAGTATTCGGCAATCTGCATGTTGTCGCCAGATGCCCATCCGGCCTGCATGTGCTCAGTCTGAAAATTTGACTCCGATGCTTTCGGCCAGCGCGCCTTGAACTCGTCTTTGCTGATGCTATCAACAACGATGGCATATTCCGCATCGCTGTAATCTGGCTGGATGGACGACGGGTCAAAATGCACGTTCAGCGCGTTGGGTATACGCTCGATCATGATTTCCTGGTCGAAAGTATCGTCGTCAACGTATCTGGTTTTGACACGCCATGCGCCAAATCCAAATGTTGCCGTCTGCTCCAGAGCGGTATCGTAGGCGAAATCGGCATTGCTGCGGTTTTCGATGCTGCGGATCAGGCCGCTGTAGATTTTGGCAGCCTCGACATCGCCATCCTCTCCTGCAAAAACCTTGATGGCAACCTTGTTCTGACGCGCGTCGCCAATAATCTGGTCAATGAACGCTGGCAGCCGGTTGATGGTCTGCATCGGTCGTCCGGCGCGCATGGTCTTAACATCGTCAGGCCACTGGTCTCCAGCCGCGAACCGCTGATCATCAATCATGTCGGCGCGGTTTTCCTGTGTTGCCTCGACGGACGCCTTGTAGCGCCGCATCGCCTCCGTAAACAACGGATCTTTTTCGCTTTTCATTGCCATGCCTCCCGGCATTACGTGTTAGCCCATCCACGCATTACGTGAACGGGGCGGCTTGATCTTTAGCGGGGTTGCGGTTTTTTCCTCAAACCCGACAGCAAAATAACGGAACGCATCAGCGCCGTGGCTCGACCAATCATGCGCAGGTTTGGCATGTGCGCCGCCGTCCTTGTTTGTTTCGTAATGATAATACTCCAGACAGCGTATCCCGTCGGCGCATTTATCATCAATCCACACATTTGGCATGATGCGGCGCACAGCCTGGATTCCGTTGTCGATGCCAACCTGCGGGACGATGCGTATTTTAAGGCCAAGCTCTTCGAGCATCTCCTGCACTGTTTTCCCGGTGCCAAGGTTCGCATGGCGCGCATCGTGTGGCAATCCATGCTCGGCGTAAACGTATCCGCGCGATTGCAGCATCTGGACGTAGTGCGTCAGCGGCTGGCGGTTGGCGCTGTAGTAGTCAATCACCCGCACCTGCATCCCGACAGATTGCACAAACCAGATGGCCGTGTTGTCGCCAAACCCCAGATCCCAAAACGTATAGACAGGTTTTGATGGCTCATAAGGAACGCGGCCTATGCGGCCTTCCTCGCGCATCTTGCGCATTTCGTCGGCGTAGACAGCGCCATCAAGCACTCGCAAGCAATGACCCTCCCACGTATGCAGGTAGAGGTCTTTACTTCCCGACTCCTCGGCGTGTCTGCGCTCATTCTCCAGCTCGACCGGAAACCATGGGTTATCCCTCCAGTTCACGGCATTGCTGAGGCAGTCTGGCGGCGGGCTGGCGATGAAGCGCTGATAGGTAGGGTCGGTTTCAAGGTGCGGATTGAACGTGACCCATATTTCAGATCTTGGTGCGCGTATCGTCGGGATGAGAATGCGCCAAGATTCATCTGTGACTTTCTCGGCCTCTTCTACCCAACAGACATCGACGCCTTCCATTGATTTGATGCTGTTGATGTTGTGGCGCAGGCCCTCAAAGATAAACTGCGATCCGTTCACGCCTTTGATTGTCGTCTTCTGTATTTCGTAAAAATGCGACAGTCCAAGCGATTCTACTTGGTCAGACAGCAGCTTGTGGACGGATTCAAGGATAGAGTTCTGCACTTCGCGTGTGCATAGGACTCGCATCGGTTTCTGTGCGGCCAGAATAAGCAGGGCGCGGGCAACTCCCCAGGATTTTCCGGACCCGCGCCCGCCGTGAAGCACTTTGTATCGGGATGGCTTGAATAGCAGGCTCAGCTTGCGCGGGAACTGCGCGTCAACCTGCTTTTTCGGGATCATGGAATGTGACCGAGATGCTGACCGCCTGTTCTATTGGTCCGCCGTCTTTGCCGGTGTGCTCGTTCTGAACTTTGTCGCCGTATTTTTTCGGAGCGACGCGAGCGGTTTCCCATTTGATGTTGTCGCACAGCAGCTTTGCGCGGGCTACGTCCTCGACGGTTTCGGCGATGTTTTGCATTTCAGCGACACGGGCCTCGGCATATTCTTCGCGCGCGCGGGCGAGCATGTCTGTCAATCCTTCGCGGTCAAGAGCCAAATAAAGCTCAGACCGATTGACGCCCAAATCTCTGCACGACTGCACAACAGGCACACCATCAGCCAACATGCCGATGATCGTGATTGCAGTCTCGCGCGAAACCATCACTCCCTCCCAAAATACGTTTTTGCCGCATCGCTCAGCGTGTCAGCGCCGATATACCCGAGCGCGCACACAAACGTAATTGCGGCATTGTTTGCGACGTCGCCAGGAAACCCAAGTCGCGACTCAAAAACATAGCGGGCTACTGGATGCATGACGGTTGCAACCATCCCGAAAATAACACCCTCAATCAGTCGCGCGGGCCAGCGTTTACGGCCATGATACCACCCGCGCAGAACAACGATGGCGAATGTCATCACCGGCACCAGCATCATCCGGAACAACTCATCGACCGCCGACTCAAACGACCGCGCCTTCATGCCGTCACCGCCTGATGTGGCAGCCACGCCGCGATCAGCATCACGGTTGTTGAGGCCAGCACCACGAATATCATCCTCATTCATGGCGCTCCCTCAGTGCGATACCTAGCGCGCAAAACGCGATCCCGAGCATCATCAGCAGGTCGTTTGCCGGTGGCATGAGCGCAATACCAATGACCATCGCCCCAAGGCTGCCCCAGGATGACGGCTCCTTGAATCTGGATCTGCGGACGGGCTTCATTTTGTCACCGCCGGGCAGAGCTTTAGCGTGACCTCTGGGCATACCGGGATTTGCATGGTGGCGCATCCGGTCAGCAACAGACAGATGATGGCGGTTTTCATGCTTGCGCGCTCCACCAGGATTTAACGTCAAAACACGGGCATTCCTTCAACCAATCACGGCTGTCAATTTTCCCGTCTTTGTTCGTGTCGCCGAAGAAATCGCGATGGCCTTGAATGATGGCTTTCGGATATTTGCCGTGAAGGCTCAGCAGCAGGTTTTTCAGGGAAGTGAACTGGTCTTGCGTGAAATTATTCTTTGCCTTGCCATCAGCATCGATGCCGCCAATCAGGCAGATCCCCAGGCTGTCGCGATTGTGTCCTTCGACATGCGCGCCCATCTTGTCTTCAGGTCGTCCGCGCTCAATCGTGCCATCGCGCCTGATGACGTAGTGGTAGCCCACGCAGGCAAAACCACGATCGACATGCATCCGGTGGATCTCGCGAACGCCCATGATGGCGGTTGGACGAGTGGCGGAACAGTGGACAGCGATGAACTTGACTCCAGCCAATGCAGACAGCTTGCCGAGCGGTAACGCAATGGGGCAAGGTGATATCTGCATGATGGCCTCGAAGAAAAAACCCGGAGGTCTACCGGGAAGGGGGATGGTGAGATATTAGACCTCGTCTTTGTTGGTTTGCAAGTCTGGACTCTCCGTGTCGCTGATGAACGGCGTCCCCATGCCAATCCAACGACACCCGCACATGGCAATCGGACAGGTGTCGTATCCTGGGCATTCCTGCTCATCACTGGAAAACAGTTCGGACTGCATCAACTCAACACCGGCCGACATGTCACGCGCGCAAAGTACCATTTCCGGCCTGCAATCCGTTCGTTGAGCCGGTGGTACATCTCGGCGGTAAAATCAGTCGGCATCGCCTTGTTTGCCCTGAAATCAATTACATCCTCACGGATGACATCGCCGTCTTCGTACCGGATCACCGCTGAAACCTTCCAGTTGCGCGGTTTGGTGCAGTATTTCGCGCAACCGTTTTCATGCCTGACCGCGCCCTCGATGCCATCCGGTTTAACGGTAAACGCCGCGAACGGCTGGCGCTGTAGTGGTTTTTTCATTCCAAAATCTCCCAAACGCTCACAACAATTTTCCCGCCGGTCACGATCTCGCCGGAGTTCACCACGCGCAGGTCGTGAATCTGGCTGTCGTCCAGCATCACCCCGGCGGCAACCAGGCCATCCAAAACGCCTTTCAGCAGGTTATCCAAGTCTCTAACCTTACGATCAGGGAAAAATACCGTCAGCAACACTCCTACTCGCCCGATTACGGCATTTTTTCGCCTTGCCAATAGCTCCATAGCCGCGATGAATTGAAGCGCCTTCTCTGACTTCCTGCGGCCTCTTACGATTTTCCCGCGTTTTTTGTAGACGCACGGTTCCCAGTAGTGGTTGACGCTGGGTGGGTAGGGGAGTTCAACGCAATCGAGAATCATCATTGCGGTTTTCCCCAGTAGACGCGCGTACTGCTCCGGCCCGATATGCATCCATCGCCGCTTGCGGACTGACCTTGTTGCGATTGACGTACCCCGTCACGCAAAAATACTTCAACCCGTGATCCCGGCAATGCTGCAACAGTGAGGCGTTTTTCCCCTCGTAGTCGATGTTGCGCGCCGGTTGCTTAACGATGCCATTGCGGCTGAACATGCGGATAGCGCCCGGATGCGTCATTCCCGTTATCGCGCCGATGACCTCCCATTTCCCGCCGGATGCTTCGATCAGCTCATACAGCACCTGATCAATCGGCTTCCCCGTGCGCGCCGACTCTCGACGCTCCCATGATGTCCTCTGTTTTTTCATTTTCCACCCCCGTTATCAATCAGGGTCAACGCCCTGATCTTGATTTCATCCGCCCATTCCGGAGACTGCGCCCTGACACACTGCATCGCCTCTTTGCCGCCATTCTTGACGCACTCGGCCCGGTACTCCAGCCACAGTTCACGGCCAACCGCGCAGTAGCGGCCAGACATCGGGTGGCAGCAGGTGGCGCCGCGTACCGATGCATGGCTCAGTAACGCGTCATGCGTCGGAGTCACGTCCGGCCCCATAATATTCCGCAATCATCGCCAGGCTATCCTGACGAACCTCCGCAAACCACATCTTGTCGCTCAAATGCCGCATCAGCCTGCCGACATCGGCCTGTGCCGGAATCGCGGTATCGTAAAACTCGACGCCGTCACGCTCAAACATCAGATAACCATCGTCGCTGCGTACTGTGATCATGATTGCCAATCCTGTTGTTGCATATCGTCAACGAACCGTGAGCGCCCGCCATCAAACCGCATAACGACCTTCACGCCCGTCTTACCCTTGCGCTGTTTGCCAATAATGATTTCAGCAAGCCCTTTGTCTTTCGAGTCGATGTTGTAAATCTCGTCGCGGTAGATAAACATGATCAGGTCCGCAGCCTGCTCAATGTATCCCGATTCCCGAAGGTCGGACATCATGGGTCGCTTGTTTGGCCGGTCCGACACTTTCCGGCTCAACTGGGACAGCGCCACCACCGGGCAATTGAACTCCTTGGATAGCGACTTCAGGCCGACAGCGATTTCTGCAACCTCTCGCTGCCGGTCCGATGTCTTTTCGACAGCCTGCATCAGTTGCAGGTAATCGACAAGAACCACCCCGACCTTGCCCTCGTGATTGCGTGAAATCCGGCGCAGCTTGGCCCGCATCTGCATGATGTTCATCGTCGGCGTTTCGTCGATGTACATGGGCCAGTTGTGCATTTTGGTAACAGCAGCCGACACCTTTTTCCAGTCATCCTCGGCCATTTTCGAGGTCCGCATGTTGCCCTGATACACCGAGCCAACGGACGAAATCATCCGCTCAGCGAGATCCGTGTCGCCCATCTCCATTGAGAACACGACAGCCGGGCCATCAATGCCGTTTTTAAGCATGGCGTTTTCGATCATGTTGATGGCAAACGTGGTCTTGCCCATGCCGGGAACCGCCGCGACGATGACGAGCGTCTTAGGGTGCAGGCCGTGAATAATCTCGTTCAGGTTGTCAAATCCGGTGTCCATGCCGGTCTCGCCGTTCGTGTGTACGCGACTCTCCAAGATGTCCAGCGTCCGATTCAACACGTCCTTGATGGGCTTCGGCCCCATCTCGTTTTCACGCGCCTGGCTGTCACGAATCGACATGATGAGCGACTCAGCCTGATTAATCGTATCGTCCAGCGTTGACGATTCGGTCGGGCTTTCCACCATGCTGATGATTTTCTGGCATGACGCAATCAGCCGCCTGCCAGATGACAGATTACGGACTTGCAGCGCACGGGCCTCAATCGACGATTCCCCAGCGTAATGTGTGGACCTGACAATATCGCCGATGTAGGCATCCCCGCCGATGCACTCAAGCCGCCCATGCTTTGCGAGGTGGTGCGAGACCGACAGGGCATCATGGGCCTGATTCTGGCGTGACAGGTAGGACACGGCGCGGAACAGTGACGCATGGCGCAGGTCGTAAAAGTCGCCATCGTTGATGATTCCTGAAACCGCATCGAACGCGGTCTTGCTTTCGAGAATGGCCCCGATGACATCCTGTTCGAGCGTGATTGAAAACAGGGCTTGACTCATCAGAACGCCTCCCCGTCTTGCTTGATCTTTTCCCGCATCGCCGCAAGTGCTGAAGTAGCCGCCTTGGTGTCAACCGGCCCGGAGTACATGTCCTTGTCAGGTTCGGCCAGCGGGTAGTCCATGGGTTGCTCGACATAGCGCCCATACGGACCAAACTGGGATGTTTTGGGCGGGCTTGCGTATTCGGTCTTGCACCAGCGGATTAACAGGTTTTCCCATTCGCCTTGATTGTTCTCCAGCCCCTTAGCCTCGTAGTAGCTCCGGAACGCCGCCAGCGTCTCCGGCTTAATCAAGTCTGGGTTGACGCCTTGCGGAATCGCCCTGGCCTTCAGTTGGACAGATGGTTGCCACTCTAACGTCATCGGCATCTTGATTCTGTGCGGCGCTTCAACCTGACTGCTGAACAGCTTTTCGTAGCTCGGCTGGTTCAATGCTGGTTCTTTGTGGGTTAAGTGGTGGTTAGGCGGCACCTCCTGCCGGTCTGGACCGGCACCTCCTGCCGGTACCCCGGCACCTCCTGCCGGGGGTGCGGCGTTTGGCGCAGGGGGTGCATTTGCTGCCGGGGGTGCGCCATTTGCCGGTATAGCCCTGTTTTTGATGGTCAGCCTGTACAAGTTGCTCTTGTTGAACCGATGCTCAACGGCCACAAAACCCATGCTTTCCAGCTCTGAAATGGCGTCACGAATCGCCCGCTCACTCAATCCTGTGCGGTCTTTCAGGTCGGCCATTGACGGCCAGCAGGTGTGATTGTCGTCAGATGCCCGGTCAGCCAGCGCAACCAGGACGTACTTTTGCGTTGGCTTCAGCCCTTTGATACTCCAAACTTCATTCATGATTTTGATCCCCATGTCATTTCCCGGCCTGCTTTGTGCGAACGTCAAGCAGCCATTTTGTGGCAATCGTCGAGGCTTCGCTGTTTTGGTGGCGGTCAGGATGGCAAAGCCGGATAATGCGCATCAGCATGTCATCGGGGATGGTTTCGCTGATCCGGATGTACACCGTTTCAGGCTCTGGCGGAGGCTCTGCGGCCTTCTTCATTTTGATGTAGCATGGGACACAGACTGTTTTCCAACTCTCGTCGGCAACGAATCTATCCCCGCAGTGCTTGCAGTTCTTGATTGGCATTTTGCGCCCAATAAAAAACCGGATTTGTTTGCGCCCTCGGCAGGACCATCAGAGCAGAAGCGGGAAGGCTCCAATGGTCACAAGGCGCAAACAAATCCGGTTCATGTCTGCACCGCTTCTTCATGCCGTACGGTTTTCCTGCCAAGGTCTGCCGCACAACGATATTTTACCACATCACCAACATCCACAACAACGAAGACACCGGCCAGATAGCCCACAGCGCGTATGCCAGGAACGCGACGCCGAGCGCAAAAATGGCAATATCTTCAGGTTTTGGCATGATGCTGCCCTTGTTTTCAGTCGCCGGTCTTTCCCGGCCGCCATGCTTGATTCACCACTCCCCACCCGTCGGCAGGGCGATATCCGTTTGCCGTCGCAAGCGGCGTCAGATCGCGATTTGCGGTCGGTTTCCCGATCCCGTGCGGTGCGTTTGCTGGCATTG